GGTAGGAGTGCAGTAAGGTTGTGAAAGACTCCAGAGGAGTCTCCTTGGCGAAGCCCTTGTTCTCGATGAACCCGCGCGTCTCTTCGTCAAGCGACTCAGTGTACCATGCCATTATTCGGCCTCGTAGTAGGTGGTTGACGGCTTGTGGATTTGGTAGCGTTCCTCCGGGGTCAGCGCCCCGTAGAGGATGGCAAGCTCTTCCTCATTCAGTTTCAAGAACCGCTGAAGGTAGAGCCACACGTCTCGCCGGCCCTGTTCGCGGTCGCCTTCCGTTGGCGAACTTGCGTGGCAGTATTTCGCGAGGTAACGCAAGGTTGCCTTGCCCTGCGGCGTTCCGAAGGTGATGCAGATGTTCTGTCGCCGCGGGCACAGCCAACGGTAGAGGGCAGCGAGCTTGGTTCCGTCGCGGATCATCTAGCCGGGCTGTCCTGGCATTCCGGGTCCACCACCGATCCCAGGCTGCCCCGGCATTCCTGCTGGGTTCCCCGGAACTTGTGGCATCCCGCCGGCGGGCGTTCCGCTTAGCGTCCCCCCCGTATTCCCGCCAGTTTGTGCTTTCGCCACAATGGCTTGGGCCTTCATGATTGCCGCTCTTGCCGGCATCTGCTTCGTGTCGGCGTCCTGCTTCGCCGCTTGCGCTCTGCTAGCGCGCTTCTTCGCCAACATCTTTTCATCCGCCAGCCAGCTCGCCGGAACGCCGCGGTTGTCGGCCATTTCCGGCAGGGCGGTGTCGAAGTCGTAGTTGTCCCAGACTTCGGCGTCCCCTGTGCTCTGCGCGATCTGCGTCGTCATCTCAACCATCTGCATGAACGCGGCGCTTTCCCCGGCTCGCATTGCGCGCGAGAGAGGGTTCGTGAAAACGATATCATAAACTTGGGCCTTGGCTTCCTTCATCACATCTGGGAGAGCGGGCAAGAGCGAAAGGCTCCTCAGCACGTCAATCTCTCTCGGAATGAGGCTGCCAAGGTATTCTGTCTGCTGCCGACCGACTGTCGGCGCGAGGAACATGCCGCGCTGCTCGATCATCTCGACGACTTGCCGCGCGCTTTGATTTGGGCTCTCCTCCATCTTGAGCGCAAGCTTGAAGAGCGTGACGAGGAAAGCGTCGTCAATGATCTGCCCTTCCTCATCCATCATCTCTTTCGTGATCTGGATCTGGCCGGTGGGGAGGATGTCGATCTGGCGCTTGCCGTCGCTGCTCAGACCCCCGCGGTTCACCGCGCCGGGGTAGAACTCGTAATCCATCATCGCATCATCGACGGTGAGGTAGATGGGGTCGCCGGCTCGGTGGCCTTGTTTTAGGAAGACGGACTTCTCGGCATTCTTGGTCTTGGCCGAAGGCAGGACCATCTGCATCGGACCTCGGCCGTAGTCCTCGTCAGGAGCCTGCATGTAGCGGCCGACCGCGAGCGGGAAGGTTCTGTAGCCGCCTTCTTCGAGAATGTTGCGCCCATCAAGCGCGACGTAGTAGGATGCCCAGCGCTTGCCCTTCTTGTCAATCCGCCAGGGCTGCCAGTCGCTGCGCGGGCAGACGAATTGCACACCCCAGAAGAGCGCGCCGCTCCGTGCTTCGAGCGCCGGCCGCAACGCCTCGGGGAACGTATCCGGCCAGCGCTGGTAGAACTGCCGCGCGGTCCAGCGGAAGGTTCTGTAGAACGAGTCAACCTGTCCTTGGTGGTTCTGGACGTAATACATCTGCCCGACCGGGATCGAACAGTAGCGCAAGCCCTTCTTCCCTCCGAAGAGTTCGGAGTCAAGCGCGTCGATGTATAGGTTCATGTTGCCGAAGACGCCGAGCCCTTGCATGTTCTGCTGGTTCTGCCCGACGAAGTTGGCGCTGGGGTCGTAGCGATGACGCCAGAGTATGTTTGACAGCTCCTCGAAATACTGCTTCACCCCGCGCTGCTTCATCAGGTATTTGTCGGGATGGCGCAGCCGCGACCACATGATCGCGCTGGGGGTCATCAGGCTGTCAACGATTGCGCCGAAGCGATGGCTTGCGATGCTGACGGAACTGTCGATCTGCTGCATCGTCTTCTTCTGGCCGGGCATTTGGTCATACCCGTAGAAGAACGTGTTTGCCCATTCGGGCCAAGCGAGAAGCGCGCTCTCCTGCCACTGGGTTTCGAAGTTGTAGCGGCGGGTGCGTGCTTGTGCGAAGCCGGCCAGAATGCGCTCGACGAGAAACATCTCCTCGGCGGAAAGCTGTGCCGGCACTCGCGGTAGCGTTGCTTCGTTAGCGGCCATGTTTTACGGCTTGGCGCGTCCCATGTCGTGGATCATGTCGTGAACGCGCTGGATGAGGTTCTTCATGCTGGTGAAGCTGGCCTCGATCTCGGCCTGTAGCTCGACCCAGCTCACGTGCCACCGCGGGTCTAGCGCGGAGGGTACAACGCCCGCAGGCGTGATTGCAACGGGCGCGACGAAGGGAACGGGCGCAGGCACGAACGGCGCAGGCACGATAACGGGGTCAGCCGCCACGAATGGCGCTGGGGTAACAGTTCCGGCAGAGGTAATCGTATCAGCCATGATGGGATCTCCTTTTCCTCTTGCAGTATATCAGATATTGGATATTGCAAGCCGTTTATTCAACGAACGGCCTACCTGTGAAGATGTCGAAGTTGGTGCTGGCTGGCGCTTTCGCAGTGTAGAGCTTCGGTCGGCGCATCGCGGAGAGGATGGGGCCGGGGCGCCCGAACCGCTTCATCATCACTGCTTTCATCGTCGCGCTGAGCAGGTCGTCGTCCTTCTTCACCAGCACACTCGCGCCGGTGTCCTTCATTGTCTGCCGGTGGTACATCCGGTATTCTTCGAACCAATCGGCGAGGTCGGCGCTGACGCGGAAGCGGCCATCGGCCATTCTCTGCTGCATTTCGAGAACCGCAGCCTCGCTGCTGTAGCCGCCTTCCGGCCAAGTAGCGTGAGCAGGCAGCATACGAAGACCCAGCTTCTTATATTGGTCAGCAAGCGTCTCGCTCGCATTCGTCCCCCCTTTGTCCCTCTGCGTCCCGTCGTGGGGCCACGCGACCGGCTGCTCGCCTCCGATGCGCAGGATCGCGTCAACGTGCGTAATTGGGATTGCTCCTGCCACCCGGTAAGTCTTCAGCACGTAAAATACATCGGTCTCGCGGTCGTAGGCGCAGAGCGCAGCACCGAAGTTGTGCCCAATTCCGAAGTCCAGCCCCCAGAGCTTGAGCCAGTGGACAGGGATAATGGCGCCGGGGTCGAAGTGCAGCTTCGTCTCTTCCGTCAGGAAGACCTGCCCCGCTCCGAGAAGAGGGAGCCCGTCAATTCGTGCCCTCCACTGGTAGGCTGGGTACTTCTCCTTCATGGCGATCATGTCTTTCTCGCCAAGGTGGAGCGCGTCCTTGAACTCCATTTGCACATAACCACGCAAGTAGGAGCTTTCGTTTCGGAAGCGCTTGACTACAAGACTCATCGCTTGCAAAGGCGTAAAGGTCAAGAAGCTCATTCCACCCGTCGCAGTCCATCGCGCGTTCCCTTCCGTGTAGATGTCTTCGTCGGGCTCCTCGTCCCACCAGACAAAATCGAGCGTCCTCCCCTGGAACTTCTTCCGCCCCTGCTCGTAGCTCTTGAATTGCAAAGTGGAGAAGCCGTCCTTCACGCCATCGGTGTAATGCTGGATCGAGGCCGTGTCGTAAGCGTCGGCGACAGCACCCCGCGCGAGTGTTGGACGGCCGTTTATACAATGCCGCGGTATGAAGCCGGTACCGAACTCGGTGTCAACGCCGGGCTGTCCGAAAAGCTGCCGCTGTTGGATATCGCGGGCCAGCGTCGTGGTTTCACCAGCGGCCCAAGCATTGACAGGCCGGTCCCACTTCCGGCCGAGCCAGTCGGCCGGGTAGAGCCCCGTAAGATGGCAAGCAGTCTCGTAAGCGCCGCACATACTCTTGCCGTACTGGTTGCCGGCGAACAGGCACCGTTCATTTTTCTCTTTCCCCATCGCGATGAAAGCGGACTGTTTCGGGTAGGGCTGGAAGAACTCAAGCTGGTTGAACCGGCGGTACTCGTCGAGCTTTTCGAGGAAGTGCAGGTCGTCGGCTGTGAGTTGGTCGGCGGCCGAGTCTTCGAGGCCGCCGCGTGGAATTGGACCCTCACTCATCGGCGACTTCCTCAAACTCGGCCTCCTGTGCCCCCTCCAACTCGACTCCTTCGGGCGTTGCAAGGGCCGCCGCGCGGGGTCCAACAAGCTGCGCGAGCGGAATGTTCATCCTCTTCGCCAGCATAACCGCGCGCTTGATCTGTTCCGGCCCGAAGCTGATCTCCAGAACCTTCCGCTCTTCCGTCACGGCGTGCAGGCCGGCACGGTCCATCACGCTGCGAGCCGCGGCGAGCCGGTCCTTGTGATCCTTGTCGTTCATGATCTCGGTATGGGCCGCAATCGCCATCGGCAGAAGCGTAACCGTGCGCTTGCGCGCTTCCTCCTGTATCGCCGCTTGCATCCTCCCGTCACTAAACAACCGGCTCGCGGTCACTTGCAGCGACATCGGGGTGCCGGTCCAGCCGGCAGCCCTGATCGCCGAGATGTACCCCTTGTCCCCGCGCCCGCGGCTTGCACCTCCACCTTCGATGAAGGCAATCGCGGTATCACGCCACTTCTGGTTGGGCAACGCCAGCATCGCCGGCCCGTATTTTCCAAGCTCTTCCATAGCACAACCGTAGCAGAACGCCGCGGCCTGTCAAGCGCGCAATAGCTATTGCGTGTAAACAAGAGCTTGTTTCGGGGTCGGCTTCGTATTTTTCCGAGAAGCGGTGTGTGGAACAATGCGGTATGTCGCCCGCACGCACCGCTCCGCAACAACCCTGGCGTGTCCCCATCCCCGGTCTCCTCGCGTTCTGGTTGTGACAAGGGCACTTGGGCGCGCGGGGCGCGCGCGTTCTCTTTCAACTCCCGTTGCAAGCGCGAGAGGAGGGTGGGGAGGAAGGCGCGGGCTTGGGATATGCTCAGAGCGAGTTTAACAGCAGGGCGCTGTGATGTACCTGGTCGAGGGTAGATAGGGCATGGCTTGGCAACTCACGATATGCCTACGTAGCGCGCGGCCTTGCAACTTGAAGGCGAGTTGACCAACTCCCGCTTAGGTTGTGGTGGCGTTGCAACGTGGGGTTGACTTAGCCGGCATGGTGTGGTAGGATTGTGATAATGGAAACAAGGGGTTAGGGGTGCGTCATCCTGCCACATCTTGACAGGATTTAGCGCCATAACCAATTGATCCCATGCTTCATAGCGGCTTTGCAATCGCCGCACTGCTAGCCCCCGCTCAAACCGGGGATTGCCTTTCAGGGCAAGGGTAGTTGACGGCCAGTTACGCTTCGCACTGGCTCAACTGGTTTCCGCAGCAACCGCAACCAGCCCGGATTGGCTGGAAATCGTTATGTGATCTAAGGACTTGAAAATGAGTGACAATCTGTTGAATACCGCGAAAGTGACCGCCGAGATGAAGCTTGCGAGTGAGAAAGCGGAAGCACGGAAGCTAGCCGAGGACACCGCGAAAGCGGCGAGACTGGCGGCAAGGCAAGCGGCGGAAAGTGACGGCACGGCACCCGTTGCCGAGGTGACGGAAGAGGATCGAGAGATTGAGGCAAGACGGGCCGAAATCCTCGCTGATCTGATCCCAACGGCGGCAACACAACTGGAAGCCGACGCGAAAGCGGTTTCCGTTGCCAGGATGCTGGCGGGAAGGCAAGTGGAAGTTGCGAGCGGCAGGGTATCGCTAGGTCTTGCCCTTGTCGACGTCATGTTCTACCGCCTGAAAAGCGGTGAGATCAAAGCGGACAAGATGGCTGCTGTGGCGTTAAAGCGTTATGCTCGCACTATTCCAGGCATGACGGATTTGGAGGCCACGGCTCATGTCTATTCGCTTAATGGCGAGGACGTGACCTCCCAACACCGTGTCGCTGGCACATCAATTTTCGATCTCGTTGATCGGGAATGGACAAATGCTTGCGAGATTGCCGCGATCATTGCTTCTGGCAAGACAACGGGAGCGGTGCGCGGTTATCTCTCGGGCGAGAAATTGGGCGGAATGGCCTTCACGGCAACGTGGAGCGCCGAAGCGCCGGAGCAGCCTTATCTCGTGGGATGCTGCATGGCGTTTAACAAGCTTCAACCGTCAATCCCGGAAGTTGTCCAAGGCAAAGTTGTCATGCTCCCGAATGAGGATGACACGTTGCGGTGGATGACGGTCAAAATGGTGCGGGCTTGCTTCCTTCAGCATTACGACAAGCAAGAACCGGCCATTGATCCTAAAACCGGCTTTATCACCCCGAAGGTTACGACACGTGCCCCGGCTTCCGGGACCGGGGCGAAGGGCGCCGATGCCACGATCGCGGCAGCGAAATCGGATATCGACAAGCTGTTGCTGTCAATCGGCATCACCATGCGGGACAAGCGCATGACAAGCTGGGGAGTACCTTCGCCGAAGGATACGAGTGCATGTCTTGCCGGGGCTTTCCTCGGAATGCTTCAGGGGATGCACAATCGCGGCGAGTTCGATCCTTCCTTCGCGAAGCATTGGCCTTGCGCTGCTACCCTCGGATTGATCCTGACGGAACTTTCCGGGATCGTCTCGGCGCAGGATACGAAGACCGGCAATCATAAGCTGATCTGCATCGAAGGGAACAAGAGCGGCGTTCTGATCGAAAGCGAACCGTTTACGTTGCCGGAAGCGGAAGCGGAAGCGGCGGCTGTCGCGGCCTGACCTACCAAAACCCTCGGGGAGCAATCCCCGAGGGTTTTTTTTTGTGCCTCGCTCTCGCTTTGGTTGCACACGCTTGAGTTGTAACACACCAGCCCGCTCAACCAGAGCGGGCTTTTTTCTTGCCCTACGTGTGCTCGTTCATACCGCCATGACGAAAACGTGCGCTCGCGCAAGTTGCGCTTGCTGCCGTCGCTTTCGCTTCCAAGTTGTAAGATGCAACCGCAGGTTGACTTAAGGACCGAGTTGGGGTATGATGTTGATACTGCAATTCGAACCGGGAGCAATTCGATGGATAAATGGGCAATACCGCAACTTCTGCTCGCCGCGTTCCTTTCCTTCGTGATGGCGATGCAGGTAGGAGAGGCCAACGCGAAGCCTTGCGGCCGCGGCCACATCGCCGCGAGCAAGACGTGTCACAAATGATCGTCATCTTCGTGCTTGCGCTGGTCGCAGGCGTGCTGGGGCTGATCGCAGCGACGAACACATAGGAGAGTACAGCAAGTGACAGGGCTTTCGCGGGACGATCTGGAGTTCCTGCTCTTGGTAGCAGGAGTATTCGACGCGCTTTTCCTACTGATAATTATAGGAGCAAGACCATGCTGACAAGTGACAACAAATGGTGGCGCGAGTGTGCAATGCGCGCTGACCTAACGACCGCGCTACAGCTTGCGGGGACGGGAAAGCCGAGCGCAAGCGCTAACGAACCGGCAAGCGGCTGGCCGGCGCCTTCCCAGCGCCTGGGCACGACAGCGCAAGAGCGGAGGGCGCAGCGATGAACATCGCCGACGCGCTTTTCGAGTACGAAGCCGGCAAGCTCGCACCCGAAGAAGTTGTCGCACTCTTTCAAGAGCTTGTGAACAACATGATTGCTAGGATGGTTGAGGAGGACCGCATAGACGGACCGGCACACGACCACGACTGCGGGGAGTGCGTCTTCGTGGGAGGAGACGCCCCGGTGGACGGCGAGAAGCCCGTCAACCAGGTGGATATGTGGATCCACCTACACGACAACCACGGCGGGGGACCGAGCCTCATCCGCCGGTACTCGAGCGACCCGCCCGACTACAGCAGCGTGCCGCTGAACGCGGGCGGAACCATACCGAGGTACGCCCGGGTGGCCGAGGCCGCGAGGCGGGCGGGGCTGCTGGACTAGGATCCATCCACAGCGGGCATCCGTGCGGAGGCGGTCCTGGCCGGGCTGATCGCGGCCGGCGAGGCCGAGAGAACCCAGAACCTGAGCAAGCAAAAACCCCGCAAGCGCAAGCCTGCGGGGTTCTTTTTGTGCTTGGTGCCGTTGCGGGCGTTACGTCGTCGTGACGGTAATGCCGCTTGGCGTGATCGTGCCTTCGGCCGTTGTCGAAGCGCCGGCCTGCGTGACGACCGTGACCGGGATCGTGCCGGTCAAGATCGCAGGGATCGTGCCGGTCAAAATCGCAGCTGCGATATCGGCCGATTGCTTCTCAAGCGCAGCAGCCGCGTCTGTCACGGCCGCAAGCTGCGCCGCGGAAGCACCCGCCGCGAGCGCTGCGTCAACCGCATCCCGCACCAGCTTCGGCACGCCGGTCACGAACAGGTTCACGCTATCAACCACCGCGCGTTCGGCTGTCACGTCTGCGGTCAGCTTCGTAACCGCGTCATCCATTGCAGTCATTTGTTGGTACTCCACAAGAGAGGAAAATCGAAGGCGAGCCTCGATCTGGGAAAGGTGCTTCTCAATTCGCCCCAAGGCGTCACGAAAGTCACGCCAAGTCTGCGCCATTGGGTCATAGGCCACGCTTACCTCCTCTGGCATCTCACGATATGCCCGCTATGAGCTCCTTCAGTTCCAGCTTCACGCGGCGGGCTACTTCCCCCGCCACATCGTTGCGTTCGAGAGGAAGTAGAGTACCACACTCGTCCCGCTGTCGGCGCCGTAGTTTGACGTGACGCTTTGCATGGTGAGCATGGCTTCGAGGTAGGGGACGGCGCCGAAGTATGGCGAGCGCCAGTCATCGCAGATTTCACGCGCGATTTCATACAACGGCCTGGTCACGCAGCACCTCCTTCCTCTTTTGGATCTTCGCATACTTCCGCAGGCGGGCAATGACTTGCGCGGCGGTTCGACGCGGGTTGTCGTTGTAATTGAGCGCAAGGTTGATCGCGGAGCCGCTGTATGGCGCCGCAACAAAGCCAAGCCCTAGCGCGAAGTCGTGGTCTCCCGTACCTGGGCAAGCCTCCCGACACGCTTCAATCAAACAATGCGCGCCCTCATCCTCCCATTGCCGCTGCACCCACCCCTTATCCTCTAGCAAATCCGCGGCTTCGGAAAAGCACTGGCTCAGTGGCTTGCGCATCTCTTGTGTCCTTTGTAAAGAAGCGGATTGCTCGCGGCAGCGTATTGTATCTCCGTCCCCGCCTCTCGAACCGGCGCGACTTCGAACTGCTGGAACGCTGGGTGTGCGGGGAAGGATTGCACACCCCACACGCCAGGGCGAGCTTGCACGCACCAACGCGAGAGGCCGCTCGCACGTACCTCACCCCGAGCGCGCTCCATCGCCTCGCCGCGGGTCATCTCACTCTCCGTTCGCAGCAAGCTGCGCCGGCAGAAGAACCGGCAGGATGAAAACGTCCCCGGTTGGCCCGCAGAGATAAACCGTCTCTTGCCCGGCTGCGAGTTCGAGAGCGAGCTTGCGAAAGAGCGGCCAATCCCCCGCGCCGATTGCGACCGTGAACTTGACGCTCGGGTCGCAGACGGGTTCCGTCCTCGCCGCCGCCGGCACCTCCGAGACGGGAAACCAGCACCCGAGCGCTTCCGTGGCCGTGAACCCGCCGAACGTGCGACAGAGCGCGATCCCCACCTCCGTCGCCAGCAAGCCGGAACGGAGCGGGCCGGTGGGCCCGTTGGGGAGGTCGAGAAGGAAGAAAGCCTCGCGCATGTCACTCCTCCTCGACTGGGGGCGAGCAGGGGACACCAACTTCGATTATCTCAGCGATATGAGCAAAGCCCTTTTTTGCATCATTCTTAGCTGCCAGTCTGCTGCACCAAACACTGCTCAATCCCGCGATGTTCTTAGGGTAACGGCTGTCGGTCCAATCAGGATCGTCAGAGCCATACCCTTCGACACGGAACTCGAACACGCCCGGCGCCGTTTCTCGCTGCTCGATCCCCGCGACCTCGCAGAGAACGCCGAGGCAGCAATACTCGTCGCCGGAATGCAGGTGATATTGCCCCTGCTTGTACTTCCCGCTCCGCAACGCCGCGATCCACCTATCGCGCAGCTCGCAAGTGAGCATCGTCGCTTCTTCGGCCGGTTTCGTTTCCGTGGTCATGGCAAAAACTCCTTGGGTTGTGTCGTTGTGGAAGTCGTTACGAGACGGAATGCAGCCTAGACCACTGCATCTCCTTCTCGCAGCTCGCGTAGAACTCCTTCTCAGGCCCGAATTTGTCAATATCGTGAACGATGATCGACGAGCACTGAAAGTTCTTGCAGTAGAAATGCCCGTTCACGAGCCGGAAAGTGTTCTCCGCGATCACGTTGTTGTAAATGAAAGGCCAGCAGCAGCGCGGGAACTGGTCCGTGTGCCTCACATAAGCGAGAACCTCGCCTGAGAAAGTGAACTCGCCCTTCGTCTCAAGGTGCCCATAGTAGTCGTGGACAGCCCGCCACTGCATCGTGCGTCGGCCGGCAAATGGTCCCTGCAAGCGCCGACGCACGAGAAAGCGGCCGGCTGCACGATCCTGCGCCATATCCTCTAAGCTTACGTAAGGCTCGTGGTCGCAGATTTCGACCAAATCCCGAGGCATGGCGTTGAACAGATCCATGACCCGCAAACGGAAGCACGCCGCCGCCCAAGCGGGTGGGTCGGCGTAGGCCCCACTGTCGGCCAGTTTCTCATAGCGCGAGGCTATGAGGCGGGCGGCGGGGTTACTCTCGCACCCCGCAAGCGAGTAACGGTCGCGCTCGGGGAAGCCGGCGTCGATCTTCGCGATGGAAGCGGGGGAAGAGTTCCGCTGCCAACGGTTCTCTTGCTTCGCCTTATCCTCAAACATCCTGCGCCTCCTTCTTCCTCTGGATCGCCGCCGCCTTACGCAAGCGCGCGATGACAATGCCGGCGGATTGACCTCTCCGGTCGTTGTAGTTGTACGCCTGCGTAGTCGCCACTCTCCGCGTAGTATCTTTCCACCCCAAGCCCTCCGCAAATGTACTGTCGGGGGTATCAGGGCAGATCGCACGGCACGCTCCAATCATACAATGCGCGCCTGTTTTCTCATCCTTCAATACTCTCTGCACCCATCCCTTCTCCTTCAGCAGGACCGCGGCCCCTTCGAAGCATTCGCTCAGTAGTTTGGTCATTTTTGCCACCCCTCCACAACGAATTCGCCCATTTCATTGTAAGTAACGGAGGTCGAGCCATCCTTCGCTACCAACGCAGCCTTCGCGATGTCACTTCGTACTCTGTTCGCCTCTCGCCAATTCTGACAGCGCACCCCCATCCCCACGAAGGTTTTTGACAGCGTTATCATTCTGTAGACTGTTAGAAGCATGATGACCTCCCTACAAATCAAAAGGCGAGTACCATTCGCTTTCCATCGCGAATGACGTGTGGTGGGGCGGTTCCACCCAACGCGCTGGGGGTGCGCGCGCCAGGATCGGCAAGCGGGTGACAGAAGCCTTGCGAGAGACAGCCACGTAGGGGTCATAGTAGGCTTGGAAGGCAGCGGAGCGCAAAGCGAGCATGATTGTATTCTCCGAGTTGTAAGATTACGAGAAGAACCGGGGGCATTTCCTCCCCCGGCCTTGCGGCTTTCGCTTGATCCCTCTCGGCCAAAGCGAGCACTAGGCTACAAGAAACGCCGCGCCCAGGTTCTCCCCACGGGGGACGCAAGGAGAACCCAGAACCTGGTGGTTAGGTCTGCGGCTGCGCCCCAGAACCCTCCGCCAGCCCGGTCGTCGCCAGCACGGACAGCAGCTCCGCGATGGTCATGTTTGCCAGCGCGTCTGCCTGCATCGGATTGGTCGGCGAGAAAGCGACTGTCACCATTTCGACCGGCACGCCGATCTCATGCGCGATCTGCAAGATCGCGGTCTGGCTCCCGTTCTGCGCCTCCTCGATCACGCCCTGCGCCTTCTCCG